CTAGTGCGATGTCTAGCATCTTAACACTACCTACTGACCATAAGACTGATCTGATCGCGACTCCAGACGGGGTAACACTTGGAACTAACCAAGCGATGGGTGCATTAGGATTGTTTAACGGTTTTGCTGTACCAACTAAGCAGTTAACTGCCGATCCAAGCAATGCGAATAACGCAGCGCAACAAGCGATCAACAAACAGCAAGAATGGAATAACACTCCATCTCCTGTTAAACCACAACTTGGTGATCCAACCGGTGCGATAACTGCTGCACGACAAGCGATTGAAAATCAAAATGCTTGGAACGCTACTCCAAGCCCTATCAAGGCTATTAATGCACAAGACAACACTGCAGGTCCTGTTTGGAGCGCTCAATCAAATATTAATAGTGTACAGGGTAAGACGGTATACATTGATGTTGTAAAACGTATGATCGGTGGAGCAGCAGGAGTTATTGGTTTTAAAGATGGTACAGATTACCACAAAGGCGGTCCTGCAATGGTCAACGACCAACGCGGTACACTCTATAAAGAAATGGTTACACTACCAACTGGTGAATCGTTTATCCCAGAAGGTCGTAATGTTATTCTTGACCTTCCAAAAGGTTCAAAGGTCATGCGGGCAGGTTTGACTAAAAACTTTATGCGTGAATTAGGTATACCGAATTTTGCAGACGGTGTAGGTTGGAAACATTCGGAAGTAGCGAACGTTACACAACGAATCAAAAACGTTAATGAATGGAAACGGAACAATGAGCAACGCGACCTTGTACCGTTTATCCAAGAGTTGATTGATCAAGTTAAACGCGGTAATAATCGTGATGAACGACCAAACCAAAACTACACATTGAATGTGCATGGAAATAGCACTGGTCAAGATTTGACACCAGAATTTATGAAGCGCTTAATGCGCGAACTAGCATACTATACTAATCAGGAAGGAAGGGGATTAGCTTGACGACATTTACTTTCAACGGAAAGAAAAACACTGAGTTCGGTTTACGAGTAGCAGAAGGCAAGAAGATCACTACTTCCAGCCTTGATGTGGAGCGCGTGACAGTAGCAGGACAGGACGGTGATTTGCTCATCAGTAATAACCGTCTTAATTCTGCTGAGTTGAGCTTTCCTGTTAATTTTGTAAAAGAAAAGGGATTGATCGCTACAGAAGTTTATAAAATCTCAGAGTGGTTGAATGTGGCAGGTTATAAGGATTTGACAATCTCTTACGATCCAGATTTCATCTATCGTGCTGCATATCTTGAGACATTTAGCATCGAGGAAACCATGCGACAGTTTGGCAAAACAACCATTAATTTTGTGTGCTATCCTGTTAAATTTTATAAGCAAGGTCGTACCACGCAGAAACTAATGAATGGTGCGACACTTAACGGTCTAGGCAATGTAAACGCAAAACCTATCATCACGCTAGTGGGATCGGGCGATTGCACTCTTACTATTAACGGACGCAAGACTAAACTAAAAGATATCCAAGGCAAAATCACACTGGATATGCAAGCCAACCAAGTATTTAAGGATAACTTGCCAGCGTGGGATAAGGTAGTAAGAAGCTCACAATTCCAGATGCCGTACCTTGACTATGGTCGTAACTTGATTTCGTGGGACGGTAACTTTGAAGTGTTTACAATCCCGAACTGGGGGGTTAAGCTATGAGGCCTATTTTATTTAATAAAAATGAGACGGCTTTCGACACTTACGGTCTGGGTGAGCTTAACGTGACCAAGGGAACAGTCACACGGGAACGAAACGGAAATTATACGTTATACGCTGAGATTCCCGTGAATGATCCAGCAACAGCGACTCTTGAGAAAGAAATGAAGCTGAAAGCTGACGCTGGACTGCGTACCAAGAACCAGACATTTGAAATCTCGCGGATTGTTAAAGATAGCAGTAACATCGCTAAAATTTACGGTCAACATATCAGTCATAAGCTGGAATACATGGCAGTTGTTAATGGCAGGGCCTTTAGTGGTTCCGCCTTTACTGCGCTTGCAATCTGGCACAATGCAACGATTGGTGATCTACGTTTTGATGTTTGGTCTGATATCCAGACGACTGGCAAGGGTGTGTTTGACATTTCGAAAATGGAGAACGCACGGCAAGCCCTTGGTGGTGTTGAGGGGTCTATCCTTGATATCTACGGTGGGGAATACGAGTTTGACAATATGACCGTGCGATTGCATAAACAGTTAGGTCGTACTGCTCCAACCGTGCTAGAGTATGGCAGAAATATCCTATCTGCAGAACTCGATGAAACAATCGAGAGCGCATATACTAGTGTGTTGCCGTTTGCTACGTACACACCAGATAAACCAGAGGGTGACACTAGCGATAGTCAGCCCGACCCCGTAACAGTCACGCTCCCAGAGAATTATGTAGATAGCAAGTATAAGGCTCTCTACGCACATCGCAGAATTAAAGTCGTAGATTTCTCAAGCGAATTTAAATCTGATAGCAAGAGTAAGGATATCCCAACACCCGATAAATTGCGTAAAATCGCTAATGATTATATGGAGCGCAATGAAATTGGTAAGCCTAAGATCAACATCAAAATCGAGTATGCTGATCTAGCACGCACACTTGACTATGCGGATCGAGGATGGATCGAAGAAGTCGAATTATGCGATATTGTACCCGTCTATTATCCACAGATCGGGCTGACCGATGAAACTTTGAAAATAACCACGATCACTTACGATTTTGTAAACGAACGAAATGAGAGCGTGGAGTTTGGTGATATCGGAACGAACGTAAGAGCGACCATGCAGAGCGGACTCGCTGGACGGGTCGATGATATTGCTAAAGCCCAGCAGGACTTTGAGAATAGCTTGCCAGATTATTTACTAAACGCTCAAGGTAACAAGGTTTGGTACAACAGACCAGATGACAAAGAACATAAAATCGGCGATATCTGGTTTGAAAAGAACGGTCTATATGACCGAATGTATGTCTGGAACGGTTCGCAATGGGAGAAGCGTATTGATACGGAAGATGTCGATAAGATTAAGAAAGAGGTTGATAAACAGCTTGAACAAGCCAAGCAGTCAACTGCTATCGAAATCGAAAAGGCAAACGCAAAAGCTCAAGAAGCTCTTATAAAAGCTGGCACAATCCCAGACACGGCTACGCTATCGGATCAGATTAAGACGTTAATTTTAAATAGTCCGGATTTGTCACGTAAGGTTACGGAAACCTTTAATAGTGCTGATAATGGCGACACGATCTATAGCAAGATCTATTCCAAGGTTGAGCAAAAATTCGCCAGCCGTGATGATTTAACAAACTTAGGGAATCGTCAAAATGCCCAAAGCGAACAACTAGGGAGTCTATCACAACAGATCGCAACTCAAGCGGTTGAGTTTAATAAGCTCACTGAATCAAACAAGCTCTATGAGCGTATCATTGGTACATCAGAAGAAGGTGCGCCAGACCAACTCTCGCGGTTGGTCATGAGTAGTCAGATCTTCCAAACTGAGGTCGGGAAGTATGCCAAGGACGATTTTAACTTAGTATACGACCCTACGAATTTTAGTAAATGGGGTAAGAAAGGCTCAGACGCTAATATTGTAGAAGTAGGAGCCGATACTAAACTATTGCGTATTACAACCGTTAATAAACAATCATCAGTCTATCAAGGCTTCTCGCTACCACTTATGACTTCGACTTTTACGGAAGGTGAGAAATTAAGCTACCGTATGGAATTATGGGTTGACGTGTTACCAGACGGCCCAATGGGTCTGGAACTTTGGGGCGCAGATGGAGGTATCACGTCAGATAGGATTTATCTTAACAAGACCGGCTGGCAGGTCGTCACAGGCACAATGACCGTCAAGCGTTCGTCAAATAAAGCGAAAGAATTTCCGTTTGAAATTTGGTTGATGAGAAACGGCACGGTCGCAGTCGGTAAGGTATCGTTGATCCGAGGAGATACGCCTCCAAAAAGTTTCAGAGACGACACTTCTCCACAAGAACTAATCACGCGCACTCAAGTCACGCAGTTGGCAGGGTCGTGGGCAGTCCGTAATCTTAACGGCAACGGCGATGTACTCAACTCAATCAACTTACTCGCAAACGGTACGAACCGAATTGATGGACGGTTAACGCATATTACGGGTCAGACCAAGATTGATAATGCAGTTATTAAGGACGGCATGATTGCTAACCTTAACGCAGATAAAATCACGGGTGGCACGATTGACGCAAGTCAAGTCAATGTGATTAACGTTAACGCAAGCAATGTACTGGCTGGCACACTAACCGGTATGACCGTGCGAGGTGGTCGGATCGAGGCTTTAAACGGCAAGATGAATATTGATCTACAGAAAGGTCAATATAATGTGCTGAATAACGAAGCTACAATCAGACGGATTGATGATACCAATTCATCGCAGTTTATCAAGCTGACTAAGAGCGGATTTATCGCAGAACGTTTTAGAGATAGCAACGCTGCACTTATGATTTTTGGCACGAACCACGATAAATCAGAGAAGCATGACAACCCTACATTCGCTGGTATCCGTCTATGGTCTGGCAAAGGTAACGGTACTAATGAAAGTTTAACAGAAATTATTGGCGACCGCGTTTTGATTTATAACAACAAAAGTAATCGTAGCCCTTGGAACTTTCACAACAACATGCAAGGGAAAGAAACGTATCTCTTACCAATGAATGAAAACGGGGTTAAGCACTATATCGGGCGTGGAGATTTCTTTTTAGAAGCCGTTTACTCTCGCAAAGTCATTTTGGCAAATGGAAAAGATGTTGGAGCATATCTTTGGGATCTACTTTCTTGCTTTGGTATGATGGTCCGTCATGGAATGGTTACTAATGCAGTGATCAAGAATCATATACAGGGAATTTTAAATGGATACGGATTTAAATAAGAGGTAATGCATGAACACAACAGACAAAATTATCAACGATGTCGCAGTCCAACTTGCGAATAAAATTATTGAGTGCGCTAATTACAAGGCGTACTATGAACAAACAAATGAATTGCTAACTAAATTTAATGATGTTTTAGATAGCGATACAGCACTCAAGGACCTCTTTGACGAGGCCTCTCAAAAACTAGAAGAAGGTAAATAAATTATGGAATTTAAAGTAGTTAACAAATTTTTGCAAGAAAAAGGTAAAACATTCGTAGCAATCCGCTGTCAAGACCCATACACAGCGTATGACCGTGTGTTGGAAGGTGACCGCACGACTGAAAGTGATGAAAGTTTGATCCAAGCAGTCATTGGACTAGTGACTACTGAACTTAATCCAGCAGAAGGAGTGAAAGCTCTTAATGTGGAATTGGTTAAACAAAAAGAACAATTTAACAGCGATCTGGCTGAGAAAGATACCAAAATCTCAGAAGTTAAGTCAGTAGCAGATTGGGCAGTGCTTGCAGCGGTCACTAACACAGAAAGCCCACTTGATCCTACGTTATATGCGCGTGGTTTGGAGTTGGTCGAAGCTGGTCAAGCTGGTAAAACATACAAGCCTTACGAGATCTTCACGGTCACTAATCCAGCCTACACTCCAAAATATGGAGAGGGTCAACGTGTATTGGTACAAGTAAATCAAGAATTTACTTACAACAACGAAACAGTGGCAGACCTTGAGGGGGCACTCTCACAAAACGGTAAGCTGGCAGTTTGGAAGTGGACTGAACCGAAACCATCTAATAACGATTTAGAAACTCAACCAGTACAATAATTTAATTAATAGAGAGGGGCGTGATTTATGATCCACTTCACACCAGAGGATATTAGTATGATGGTAGGTTTTGTTGGTATCCTTCTTGGAATTTACGGCAATTTTAAAGGTAGCATCGTGGCACAAGAAAAACGTATGGTTGTTATCGAAAAAGATATTGAAACCATGCGGGACTTTCGTTTAGCCGCAGTTAGACGATTGGATAACCACGATGAACAGAATAAGTCACTACTTATTTTGGCAGAACAAGTAAAGGCTTTAAGTGAAGACATGAAGGAGCTTAAAGCCCTCATTCAAAATAAAAAAAATTAAAGAGGTAACTATCATGAATAAAATTAACTGGTC